CCCTTCTGGGCATTTAATGCATTTTTATACATTATAATGTTTCAAAGGTTAGTAACATCTTGGGCTATGTCGATCGGGCAACTGAAAGACAATAGACGGATTTTCTGGAAAAGTGGCGCAAGGTCATTGAGTACGAAACCCAATATCAATGCTGAAGGTAATCCGAAGCAAACAAAATCTGAAAAGATACGCCGAAATCTGTGGCGTCATTCAGTTCTTCTCGCAGCAGTCACAAAGGCTGATAGGAGAAAGGTTTACATGACAGATCTAGAGCCGAGAGGATACTTCCTCAAGGCTTCATGTGATCTTATTAAGGAGAGTCTAGTAGCTCTTCGTATGATAGGTTTACACGATATTCGTGTGAATGGTCATACTTGGAAACTAGCTAGACGCATAGTTCCGCCCTCACTACACAAGATGTTGAAGAAAGATAAATTCTGCCTTCAATTATCTTATATGAGTAGGGGTTTGGAGAAACCTACCAAACTTCAGTGTTCTGAAGCTATGGAAAGTTTCGAAAAACGACTAAGAGAATCACAAAACTGTAACACTTATTGGTTACGTGATGTTTTCTCTAGGCCGGAATATGTTAAAGATCAATCGGTGATTGATCGTGAAGGACGAGTAGACCTCCCAGCTATTCTATCTAGTTCAAAGAGTTGCTTTGAAAAGAAGAGTATTGATGGAGGTAAGTCCGGAATGATCAACCGGAGTGACAACGAAGTACGAACAATGGTTCCTCAACGCTCAATGCGTAATTCAGAAACCAAGATAATGCTTGTTGCCCCTCAGGTTCCTCTGAGTAGATCAGCTTTTTCGAAAGATGCTTTAAAGAGCTCTAACGTTAAAGTGACTGTTCAGAAGGATGATCCATATTTGACCGTGTCACCAGTGGGCCTTAAGAAACTAGTTCCTGAAATGTCTCAAACAGTTCAAGACAAGTTGCTTAAGATAAAGGCCATGAGCGCCCATGGAAAGGTCAGACTGACTGCGATTAAAGAACCAGGGAAAGTGCGTGTAGCAACTATCCATGGTCTTTATGATCAAATTCAGGCTGAACCCGTTGGTGATAAACTCCGAACCATAATGGCTCGACGAATCTCACTCCAGGGTTCGTTGTTAGAAGATCCTAAGGAAATCACACTCACACCTCATAGATTTTTATCTATGACGTCTCTGAGTGGTTCAGTCCTTGAAGAGCTAGATGACTCTTCCTTGTATGTCTTCTCGGGAGATCTTGAAAAGGCGACAGACACAATCAATCATGAAGTATTGAAAGTGTTCTGTAACCATTACAAGGTACCCATGGAGGCCTTGACCGGAAAGGTAATCCAGGTTAGTGGTGTAGTTCATGAGGTAGGTAAGGATCCTGTACCTGCTAAATTTTCACCTATTAACCAGGGAACCAATCTTGGCTTGGCTGGGTCTTGGCCGACCTTATCGATCCTTCATGATGACTTCTGCGTCTATTTAGGTCTAAATAGAAACAGTTATCGCATAAAAGGGGATGATATAATAGGTCTGTGGACAGGTGCTCAGATAAAAGCTTATGTAAGTTGGCTACCAGTATTGACTGGAATGCGCGTTAACATTGCAAAGACTTTTATTTCGAGAACTAAAGGTGTCTTTTGTGAAAGGGCACTTACTTTAGTCCAGAAGGGTAATGTTTTCCTTCTGCGCCAGATGAGTCATTCTCTATCGTTAAAGATCGTCTCTAATATTCAAACTATTGACGATCTATCAACGGTGGCTCAGTCCATTCGGACTTCGCTTAAACTCGAAGGTAGGAGAAGAGTGCATTCGATTTAAAGATCAAATAAACTCCTCTCTCAACTAGAGGATGCTTACGGAGAT